GGAATGATTTTCTAATTTCGTCCATGCCTTTAGGAAGACGTAGCCATTTAGATTACATAAAATGTATAGAACAATTTATCCTACATAGTATGAGAAGAAATGTCAATATTAAAGATCTTATTGAATATTCAAGAGCATTTTGTCAAACAATATATAACAAAAAACTAAATAAAAAAAAGATTTCAAGTGAAGAACATCATACTTTCAATATTTCTGTTCTGACACTCATTCGTCTTGAAATTTATGATGAAGAAGACTTGATATTGATATGTAAAAATAAATCACGCAAGACTTAAAAATCCATGTTCATCTTCTGTAGTATATGCAAAATGCTCTTCTTCGGCACTACCTTCACTATCACTATACTTACACTTATTAATACTTTTAGGAGGCACGTAATCCTGATCTAACAAATCCTCAAAATGTATTTGGACTTTGGTTACTAAATCCTTTTTTTTATGAACTTTTAATATTTTTATAATTTCTTTTACATCCGTTGCGTAAATGTTTTCCATTTATGATAGCTTACATTTTTTATTTATAAAATCAAAAAAATTATCCTTCCACGTTTCACATAAAGACTTCTTAGGTTCAGGAACAATTAACTCTTCTTTTACTAATTCTATTTCGTCTTGAATGCAATTCAATGTTTCTATGATTTCTTCCATTTAATATTATAACAATATTTTATTTTGGCTTACTATACGTTTCCCAATTATCTAATGATATAAGTGATGTATGTTCTTTTTCATAACAATATGATAATTTTGTTTGTGTTATTTTGTATTTATCCATAAACTCCACACAAAATTTTGACATAGCATGGTCGCAATGTATTTTACGTTTATAGTTGTAAAAATTATCATATAAATCTTTCAAGACTTCTTTTTTTAGATAAAAGGCTTGAGTACCTGTGATACGTTTATTTTTATTTTCAAGCTTCCCACGTCTATATCCAAACCATATGATATCATAATCATCAAATTGTAAATCACTTAATGATTGAACCATTCGGACATCATCCTCAAAAATAACAACATCTTCTTTACATTCAATACATTTCGGAAGTAATACTTCTACCCAATTCCACATTACAACTTCACATCGTTTATATTTCTGATTATCTATTGTAGCACCAACAACAAGTTCTGTATCTATATCTATCTTTTTAAAATGTTCTTGTGTTTCCTGGGCGAACTCTAAATTACCTTCATGGGTGATTATAAAGCACTTCATTTGTTTTATGATAATATTTTAATTTTAAGGAACATTCCCACCAAATAATGCTTGAATTAAATTCATAGGCAATTGTTTTGATTTTTGAACTTTGTAAATTATAGCACTATTATCATCTACACGAGCAAATGAACCATCTGGATCACATATTGCAGTTGTGATTGTACTAAGTGGTTTTTGACGTGTCATTGTAAATTCTAATGAACTATCTTGGCTAGTAAAAAAATCTCCACTATCTGTACTTTTTAATACATGTGCTATGACAGGAAGTTTTTCTCCACTATCCAAACTTCCCATATAATGAGCGTCGTCGATCAAATCACTTCTTATTGTATAAAAAGGATTTAACATCTGTCTTGGTACACCTTCAGCAGTAATAGTTAATGAATCACTATCCACTATAATTGGAGCAAAATACTGATAAAATGTTTTACCTGATGCTTTATGATCGTGTAATACTAATGATGTTGCTATATTAGGCTTATACATCTCTGCCCCCCATATATTGATATTAAATACAAGTGTATCTTGTGCCTCTACAGATGCCTGTGTTGTAACTCTATTTAATTTTTTACTATTGAATGTATTTATCCTATTTTGTAATGTATTACTAGCACTTACAGGTGATTGTAATTGATCGTATGTAAATCCTAATATTCCCATTAATGACCTATTCCATGTTTCTTCATCAATACCGAAACTTTCTATCGCTATACCACTATGACAATCCATGATAGAAAATGGATATATGTTCTTATTTGGTAAATCAACATTAAGTGCTGTTACTCTTGAGGCACTGGTGTCAAATGGTGTGATTTCTTGCTTTTGTGGATAAGGACTCATTCCAGGACAATAATTTTGACGTCTAGTTCTTTTATTTATTTTATAGACTAATGCTTTACCATCTTTTACAGGATTATTTGTAGCATTACTCCCTGCAGCTCCATCATTACCAAGATATTCAGGTGTATAAAATTCAGTAAATCCAAATCTATCCTTTACACTATCATAAGTTAATTTTGGATTTGATGAACCTAGATAAACCTGATTAATTGTTTGTGATCTATCTACAACTTCAGTAATAGTATCTCCTGCTCCAACATTATCTTGAGACATTAAACCAATTTGTTGGTTTCCTTCCATTTCATTCACACCACTCCCACTTGGTGTATATAATCCTATCGCTGCATTACCATAAGCACTAAAATGAGGATCATATCCAATATGTCTTTTATATTTGTTTTTATCATACTGAGTTGTTGTTACTGCTTCATATCCACCAATAAAAAAACCTGATGCGTTATAATATCGCGAAGGAACACCACCTACACCTTCAGTTGTAATCATTATATTTCCTACGGCCTGACCTGTTGTGCCTCTCCAATTTAAAAATGCTCCATAGGATAATTTCTTTGATGTTTCATTATACTCTGGTTCTTCATAAAATGTATCTTCATCATCCTTAATATATGTTATATACAAAGGTTCAGAAGGAGTATTATATTTAATGGCTACTGACTCTGTTGTTGTGGAAGCATTCATATCTGAACCAAACTCTTTTCTATCTGATGCTAATGTTTTTGATGCGTTCTCATATGCTTGAACCATATCCAAATGTAAGAACCTTGAATTATCAGATGTTAATCGTGGTGTGTTAGTATGATAAACAGATGAAGAATTTCTAAAATCCCATAATTCAGGATATAATTCTTGTGTTTTTAACCAGTCCGCCAAATCTTTACAATTTCTATCAGTATATGTCATATTAAATACAATTCGCATTGTTGACCTTCCTGAAACATTATCATTGCTTACATGTGTGATATATTTATACCGACCACCTTGAAAAATATTTTCTCCCCAATTTTGACGACCACTTTCTACAAAATCAGGTCTTTTAAAACATACATTTTGAAATGAATTCATCCATCTTAATACAGGCTCTAATGGAGATGGTGCTCCACTAGTATAATGATATGCCATAGCATCATTGTAATTAATTTCGTTAAATTGGTTATTAGCACAATTAAATGGTTTGTATGTATCAGTTTTATAAATTGCTCCCAACAAACCTTGTCCTTGAAAGCTGGTGTATGTAGAAGGATTTACTCCATTCCATTGTTCATATTTTTGTATCGCACTTGCGTTTTGTAATGAATTAGTAAATGTTTCAGCAATAAAATCAGCACTTCTTCTTCCGTTTGGTATTGTAACAGATTTTAGTTCCCTGTAAGGATAATAAGTAGCAACAGCAGGATCAATACTTCCATTACCATTATGTGATTCATAAGCAGATGGACTACTCGGTACAGATATATTAGGATCAAAATATGTCATACCATTTCTTGTAAATAATGTGTATTTTGTACCATCTTGTCTTACTTTTAATAATTCACGATTATCTTTCCAAGAATTCGCCCATACTGAACTTGCGTTACGATCTCTTCCATAATCTTCTTCTACTATTGTTCCATTTCGTTGTTGGTGTATCGTAGCACCAGATACATAACTATCGTCACTTTCATAAGCAAGATTTTTATCTGATGCACCAAATCTTCGTGGTAATGAAAAGCAATTTTCACCATTTGTTGTTTTAAAATAATTAATAGTCATATGAACCTCGTTATCATGAAGATTTGCCGTATGTGTATATTTTTCTGTTCTTACAGCACTATATGTATTTAACACATTAAAATAGCCATCATCATTGTAATAATCAAAACGATTGTATGGAATATATTTTATTAAGTTTTCTATTCTAATTCTGCCTTTTAACTGATTACCTTTCAATTCAATTGTATCACTCCCAGCACCAATTTCTGAGATCATAGCACTATGAACTGAAACTTTATCACCAGGATTTAACATAAATCCTTCGTCAACCTTATTCATAAATAAAGCATCATTTGAAGTGTTGCCTGAATTCACGTCAATACTTGCCTTACGAGAACATTCCAATAATCTTAAATCAACATAAGGCTCTGTTTGGACTTGTGTTGCCATTTTAAAAAGGTATATATTAAAAAAATTTATGAATTATTTAGTTAAATCCAGCGGTAAGGAAACCATTCTCTAATGAAGCAACCTTAGATACTTCAATGTAAGTTCTCTGTGTGTATGTATTAGATCCAGCAAGAGCAGGGAGACTATCAAGTTTCGTAGTTAATTCAAGCCCACGTGCATTGACACGACCAGCAGGAAGTTTATATGCTTGGAAAAAGAAGTTGCTAGTAACACCACGAGACGAGTTCTGAACGTTTTGTTCGTATGAAGCACTAGTAAGGATATTACCTTCACCAGCATATTCTTCGCGTGTTACAAATGGAAGAGATCCCATCGCACGAGAAGTCTTATCAAAAAGAACAGCACTATTTGATAAATCAATTGGGAACACAAAGAAATCATTCATACGGATATTAGTCGTAAGAGTATCATTCTTCTTTGCTCCACTTGTGTAATCCTTTGCGGGGGCTATAGCACCATACTTGTTAAGAACAAATCGTTCAGTTCTATTATCATCATTGATAAAAGTCATAACTTTAGTTACAATGCGTCCTGCCCCACCCAAATTTCTGACACTATTCTTAGCATCCGCAACAGATAATGTAGTTTTGGTTAGACGATAATCATTGAATGTAAAGTTAGTCGGTTGCGAGTTGTATGCCTGTAGCTGCTGAGACATGATTTCACCATCATAGAAAATATAATCAGCAACAAGTTTAACTTCAGTTGTATCAATATCAATACTTGAACCAATCGTAGCGTTATTGGAATTTACAGATACACGTCCACCAACCTGACCTTCCCAAACAATATCAATTGATATTTCTTCTTTCATTGCGAACAATGGAAGATTTAATCCCTTCATAAATGGGAAGAGTTCCGCAAGCGTTACAGAGAACACAGGTTTGTTGTTAATATCCAATACAGCATCCCCGTCCAAGTTTCCCCCATCATATTCTAAGTTGTTGCCAAGACCATATTGGTCGGCACTAGTATTAGACTGGCTTCCAGCAGTAGAGTTGTATCGGAACTCGTGTGCCATTTGGCGACCAGACATATATGCTTCGCGATCTCTATTGATTTCGTTAGATAGGAAAATACTTTCAAAAGCCTTGAAGTGATTGTAATCATCAATTTCAGAGATAGTATTGCCTCCGACCTTCAAGGTGCATCTCTTGATAAGTGAATGAACTCCGATATTCAATGGGAAGAAAGCACCAGAACCAGTTGAAGCATTACCTTTCACAGATAAGGTAATACGAGATCCATCGTGTAAATATCCCTTATTTTGTAAAACGAAACGACAATTTCTCTGTGTATTAACGACTGGGTCTAACACATCAGATGTGATATCCATAGACATATTAGATTGAATTGCTCCGACACGGATTAAATCAGGAACATTGCTAGCATCCATTTTTGGTGGTGAAACAGAAAGAGTTTCTTTTACGCCGATTTGTTGTGAAAGATTAGACATTTTTTATAATATCTTGGAATATAAAAATAATTTTAAAAAAAAAATTTTTCATAAGGATTTACTGAACCACTTGCAAGCCTTGAGGACTGAAAACAAGTGTTTGTCTTGAATGGACGAACAAGAAAAGAGCATTTGGACTATCAGTAGTTAAATCGGTTTCCATCTGAATACCAAACGGAGTTGTTGAAAAATCTTCCCCGACACCAGTTCCTGTAGTGTCAAACGGACAACCAATACATTCCATAACACCACCATCAGCCGTGAGTGGTGGAACTGCTCCAGTGTATAATCGGTTTGTGTTAATTGGAGAAATTTCGGCTCTTAGGTTCAATCCAGAGGTAATACTACTACGAGCAAATGTTACTACTTGAGGATCAATCGTAGAAATAGAAGCAGATTCCTTTACATTCGTATCAATATTGAAAGCAATAGGCATTCTCATACCTGCTTTGGTAAAGATAATCTGTTTAATCGCTGCTTGACTTCCATTTTTGTTCATTGGAGTAGTCGTAGCATATGAATTGAATGCCATGTTATTCAAATATTTACTCGGACACATATTCATAAATACACCAAGAGTTCTTGATGTTCCAAGATTGAAATTAACAACAGCATTAGCACTATTGATTACATTGAAATAGGAAGTAATCGCATTGTATGTAATCTGTCCTTGTGGAGGAAGCATGTTGCGAGGATCAGGCGGTACAACTAACTCACAATGAAGTCTTAGGTTAGAGAGTTGATAATAAGCATCGGTAAGTCCAGTAGTCGTGCCGTTCTGAGCATATAGAACGTTAGCATCAGGGGAAAGATTAATAGATATTTCCACACCACCAAGGGAATCAGCACTAAGAGGGATCATATTTCCTGAACTTAAAAATCCTGTTGGGAGATGAATACAAAATCTTGAACCATGTTCCGTTGCAGGGAAATCAACAAGTTCACGCTTTTGTGATTCATAGTTAGGCATCGTGAGAGCCATTTCATTTAAATGCGATAATTTATCAGATTTAGAATTGACATAAGGAATGTACGTTGAAAGGAAACGTCCATAATGATTAATCGTTTCGATTACTTGACGAGACCTTTGAGAAGTAATCGTCACTTTATCCATAATAGAATAGATTGCTAGTTTTTCATCAATCGCAAGTTGGTCGGCAGTAGTTGGTTTAGTATCATTAGCATCTTTGAAGAATTCAATTTCACCACTGATACGAACACTTCCTGCATCTAATAGATGAGGCTGTGCTCCAAGTAAAAATGATACAATTGGATTACCCTTCTTGTATGATACTTTTTGCGTTGAATTAACATTTGAAGGTTGCACTTCCTGATATATGATTGACATCTTTTTATATGATAATTATATAATTATTTATATGATTATTTTTCAAAAAGTTTAATTACAAAAAATATTTTTTAATTAGACTTCAACTTGGATAGAGTCCGATCGAATATTTATCCTTCTAATGTGATAAACAAAATTGCACCATAGCTTATCTTTTACAGGAGCAGCGGATGTGTTTTGATAATAGACATTGAGACGACAATCCTTACCACGCATATCGTAGACCCCAGCATTGAGTGAAAATGCCCTCCCAATACAGAAGTTTTCACTGAATCGCGACATATCCATAGCAGGCATTCCTGCCTGAGCCAGAGCTTTGTCTAATTCAAGGATTGGAATTGCTGCTATTGAGTTATTATCACTAATCTTGGTAGTGTCTACATTCAATGAAGGTTGGTTACGACCATCATAGAAAAAGAAGTATTCTGTAAGTCTATCGGATATACCTGCTATTCCAGACTGAGTAGAATGTAATGCTATATCAGTTTCTGCCTTGATTTCATAAGTTCCCGAACAACTAATACTATCACGAGTAGAATAGACACTTGCATCAGTTGGAACACAAATGATAGACCTTGCCCTTTGATGGTTAGCAGGAATACCAATGTTCGCAACACGGTCGCCCTTGAGCTGTGAGTGATTGTAACATTGAGTAGATAAGAAATCATAAACCATCATTTTACCTTCACGCATATCCCTTTGTGCTTCTGATTTTGCTTGTGCTCCCATATCTATCTGATTAAGAACAAGTTCAGCATTGGATATTTCATAAGTTGGATTGTATGAAGTTGCTGCTCTTACAGATGTAGAATACATCGCAAAATTGCTAGCACTTACAAGAGAAGCATTTGGAGTTACAGCATTCAGTAATGTGACCTTAACATACTTATTCGCACCAGCACCTGTGGTAGATAATTCTTTAATTACAGCAGGAGCATCAAAAGTTGATTTTGATCTATCCGTGATTTTGGCAAATTCAAATGTTTCTCCTACAACAAAAGGAAAGTTAGGAACTTCCCAGTTGTTATTATCATGTTTTACATAGAATACATTGGAAGCAGAAGATGTCCCCCACGTTGATGGAGCATCTGTAGAAGCATTCAAACTATGGAAAATAGGATTTAATGGAATACGTCTTTCATAACTTACACTATCCAACTGACGGAATACACGTTTGTTTTCACTTGTAAGGATAGTTACAAATAAACCATTCATTAATCCAACAGGAACAACCTTTTCATTTTGGAAAAGACCAGTGTGTAGAGGAAGCTTTAACTTACACTTGTGATATAATGAATTCGTAAATGAAGCACTGGTCGTTGAACTAGTTACAGATTCATAGTATGGACTAAACTTGTGATTAGTTAAGATAGACTTTGAAGTACCACGTGTACCACGGCAGTCGGGAGTCCAAATACCAGCTCCTTCATTTAATGCTCGTAAATCTTTGAGAGTTGGATTAGAATGATAAGCATACTTAGTCGCAACATGGACTGGATAATGTCTAATTTCTTCAAGAAGTTCAGACTTATCACCTGAGTGAATTCTCACAGTGTCAATTAATACCTGACCTCCGATAAGTTCGTCAAGTTGGAGGCGAGTGTTAGATGCATTAGCATCCTGTGAAATTTCAAGATCAAACTGAAGGTATGAGTTCTTTGGCTTGAAAGCATCAACATTCGGGGGAATGTAAAATTCAATTAATTTCTGGGCGTTGTATGACAATCCATTTTGTGAAGGGATCGCAACATAACTTTCTTTAAGTGGGATTTTGTTATCCGCAACGAAGAATCCTGTAGTTTCGGACATATTTTATAATATGGTTGAATATAAAAATAATTTTAAAAAAATAAATACTAAAAATTTTTATAAATGAAATAATCTATAAATGAAATAATCTATAAATGAAATAATCTATGAAGTTCTTACATTCGCAAATGATCCAGCAAGAGAACTCTGGGCTGTTTGTTGAATAGTTGCCGGAGGAGGAGTAGTTTGATCTGATTGAACCTTTTGTTTCGTGGCTACAGCATTCCCAACTTCATCAAGAACACCTGATGCTGCTTGAATACCAGAACCAACAACTCCTAATATTTGTAAACCAGGAACAAATCCTAACATATCTAAAGCACTTCCCCCAATAGCACCAATATTTGCTATTTTCTCAGCAAGATTATCTCCAGCAAGACCTTGACCTGATTTCAATGATTTATATTCAGCTGCAGCATCTAATCCTGCTGTAGCAAGTCCCCCAAGAACACCAACACCTTTACCAATTGCTCCCGCTACCTTCAATCCAGTACCTGCAGCGCCTTCTACCGCTTCACCACCAGCCACAATCCCTTTACCTTTAGCAAGAATATCAGAACCTTCATCTAACGTACCTTCACTTGTTTGTATCGCAGCACTTGGTCTTTCCACCGTTTCGTCAATCGCCTCACCTGAACCCTCGGCAGGTGCCTTAGGCTTTAAATCATCATCAGTTGGTTTGACTTCAGTAAATCCAGGTTTTCCAGCATCAGCAACTGATTGTTTGTAATTATTTACAGATGCTGCTACATTACCCAAAGCACTTACTTCACTAGCACCATCTTTAATTCCAGTCATAATACCGATTTCTTTGTCTTGATCTACAGCATTCGTAACACTGGTTTTAGCACGACTCGCGTTAGCCTTGTTAGTTTGACGAATACTATCATTCAAATTAGCAACGCTTTGCGACAGCATATTGCCTTGTGAGATGGCATTACTCATATTGTACATATCAAATCCCATTTTAGTTATACAGAGTTAAATAAAATAATATTATTCAATCTTTTCTATTTTTTTTTGTTCTTCATCAATTTTCTTACCTCCTTCAACAATAACCTTCTCAAAGTTCTTATACATGATTGGAGGATTACCAAACTTCATATAACAAAAATCATATTTGTTTGGAGTACATTGATGATAATATTTTAACCATTCCTTTGGTCCATGAAATTGATCTCCTACTTCCTCGCTTATAGCCTGCAGTTCTCGTTGATTTGGAAATGGAGAACCTACAAGGACGTCCGTTGCGTTCGCGCGGATAATCGGGTCTACTGCGCCGCGGAACTTTTGAACTGATATCACAAGTAATTTAATATTGTAATGACGGCTACGTGTTACTAAATTAGCAATATGCTTATCCATAATACCAACACAATCATCTAATACCATTGCTATTTGTGGGCGATCTTCTTCTTCATATTCTAATTGTCTATTTGTGATATCATGGATTAACTGAGGACTATATGTATCATAACATGTAAATCTTTTTTTCATAAATCTTGACGATCTATCTATGTTAATAGTTGGCGAAATCACAATCACATCATCAAAATGATCTTGACCATAAAAATTATCATTAAGAAATAAATTACTAATTAAAACTGACTTACCTGTACCGCGAGGACTAATCATAAGTAACATCTTTCCTTCGCCTGGTACATCCACACCAACTTCTGGAAGGTTTGGGTGATGATACTTGGCTTGTCCGTTATTTTCTGCCTTTATAGGAATAACTTGGGGGTAATCCATATTTATATATATAATAACAAAAGAAAATATTAATCATATTTAATTAAAATTAAAAATATGCTTGGAAGCAAATCCCTGATCCCCTGCATAGAGTTT